TAATCATTTCTCCTAGACATCTACCGAATTTACCAATGCCGTGAGACCTCAAAATAAAACGATAATTATTACCCTCAAGGAGTTCAATCATTCGATGTTTAGCACCAAGGCCATATCGCTTTTCAGTTAAGTCTCTTGTCCTTGATTCTGGTGTATCAATTCCATTCAATCTTACTCGTGTATCAATTCCAACTTTGAATCCTAAATCCACATAAGCGTCAACGGTGTCTCCATCAATCACCTTTACTACCTTCGCATTATATTCAAACATCATTAACCTTTATTTAACGGGTTATTGAAAGTATCTTCTGTATCTGGGCATCAATTACACCACCACGATTTGGCCAGTGAATGTATGCTTTAGTCGGATTACTTTTCAAATTCTTTAACAATGGAATTATCATTTGTTCCACTGCTTTTAACTTCTTAGTTTTGAATTCTTCAAATTCAATTTTCTTCTTTTCCAATTCGGCTTCGGCTGCCTCTTGCCGTGATAGTAGGTCGGCTAGATTATTATTGATATCGCCAAAGTCCACAGTCCCGTCTTTATCAAAATCCAAATCTCGGACCTCGTTTACGGAAACTTCAAGTGTTTCTAGTTTATCTGTAATTGAAGATAAATCTACATTCACTTCTGGTGCATTAACTACTGTATCCTTCGCTAGAATTTTATCTAGTTTCGTTTCGAGAGGACTCAGGTCTGGCATATCGCCAGCGGTTAAAGCATCAACTTTTTCTAGTGCTATAATTTGGTCTAGTTTATTTTCCAGACCCGATAAATCAACAGCCTCAGCGGCTTCAATTCCATCAACTGGAATCAAGGCTATGATTGCATCTAGTTTAGCAACAATGGGACCCAAGTCTGCCGCGACTTGAGTTGTCGTTTTTTGTACTACGTCTGCGGTTGTCGAATCTGCATCGGTATCTGAAAAGGAGAATCCCCAATCAAAACTTGCTTCTTCAACTGAACCATCTTGTGTTTCTATGTCTGCCATTTTATTCTCCGTTATATACTATATTTATGCTTTAGAAACGGCATCTATTCTATTATTGGTTACTGAAATATTCCTTAGATTATCCATCGAATAATCAGAATTTTCCGTTCTATTAACTTGTGCCAATGAGTCGAAGTGGTCAAATCCGTAAGCATCTTCGCATAAATGACAATCATAACATTGGTTCTTACAATTAGGAAGGGCTTTAGCCATTTTCCTACCAGCATCAGTGTTGTATGGATGCTCTACGTTCTTGAAATAGTCAAGACATCTTTCTCCGACTCCGGGATTCCCTAGAAAATAATCTTTTTCTTGGCTCGGGTCTACAGTAACATATCCTAGTCCATTCCAATTGCTCAAAAAGCCTTGGCCATTATTATACACATCTTCAAAACATTTGCCCATAAAAATCACATCTGCTTTCTTATCTATGTATGACCAAACGGCTCTCGATTGTTCGGATGCACCTTGCAGTCCTTTTATCAATCGACCACTGAATTTGAAAACATCGACTAACTCATTATATTTATCAAATCGTTCATTAGTATCCCATACACAAGATGTTCCAATTCGTGGCATTTGACCCTGTCTGTCTGGAAATCTCCATTTATCACAAGAGATTTTATTCAGTGTACCAAAATAACTTCCACCTTGATTCGAGCCAATCCAGGGTTGAACAATATCGTGTTCTTCTTTGAATGGACAAAAAGGCATACAGCCTTCGGATGCTAAAAGATAAGTTTTAATTCCCCTATTTTTTGCCACTTTAGACATACGCCTTAGATTAGCCATATTCCTATTGAGTTGTCTATCAAGTTGAATATAGTTATAACCAAGAACGTGCAGGTCGACCATTTGTTGAGCATTGCCCACAATATGATTAACAGTATTTTTCCAATTCATTTCTGGGAAATTCTTCTGTAGAATTCCAGTTCCCATTAGATGAATATTAGAAATGGTGCATATTCTCAGACCACGTTCATAGAACTCACCAATAAAATTGACGAATTGCTTTTTAATATCTGGGTCTATGATTATTTCGGTGGGATGAGTTTCTTGATTGATAGTCAGTGAAGCAGGGATTCCCCATTTTTCCTGTATCTTAAATAGATTGTCTATCTGGAGGTCAGTAGCATTCTTGCCCATAACATCTCCATATCGCCTGTTTGTACCTGCGAATTTATAATGGAAATCTTTGGCAAAATATATATCGTCTATTTCATCACGAAAGGATTGGTCTGCGTTTTTGATTACGTTATAGAAAAAGGTCTCATCGTCTTGGTCAGTAGTGTCGTATCTCAGAAAATTGTCAGGCCCATCCATCACACATCTCAGCATATCATTATGTGGTATTGACCAAATTTTCTCAAACTTCTCACTCATTATATAAACTCCAACTTGTTAGTATTTTACACCTATGTTATACTTGGGAACCAATTCCCAATTAGGCTTTTCCTTAAACGATATTATCTTAAACTGTCCAACATTCCCCATTGGCTGTAATTGTTTTTCATCTACAACTTTCAGTAAATTCCATTCTTGGAGCAGACTGATAATTGCATTTCTTCTTTCTACATCAACTGTAGTAAGATTTGTTGGTTTGCCATCTAAGGCAAATAATTCTTTAAAATGAACAATATAATATTGTCCTTGTTTGTGAAGAATGTGTGTGCTTTGATAAAGCACTTTGTCTCGGTTCGATGCGACACCCATTCTGGTTAGGGTTTCTTTAATTTTTAAAAAGTCATCATCCTCGGCAAAAGTCACCTTCACCATATCCGAAGGGTTCCATTCGACTAGTTCTTCATTCTGTTTTCCTTGTTGTTGCATCATTATTAGTACCGCCTTTTGACAACTTTTGAGCGATTTCCTCGAGTTGCTTTTCGGAGAGAAGTTCCAAGACTTCCCTTGCCCTCTGCTCATTATAATTATAATATGTCTTTACTAGTTCCAGATTGGCGGGTGCTTTAGTGGCTTTAGCCCACTTAGAGTACCGCTTCTTCTTTCTCAGACTATTTATAAAATAGTCGTATTGTAGCAAAGGAGCGAGTTGGTACTTTTGATTCATCTCATTTGAGTAGAATATTGTATCCACAGACATTGATAAGGCACGATTGATGATAAACGAATTTCTTCCGAATTCCGCTTCATCCATCTCACCTGTGCGAATTAGATTTTTATGACCATAATTAAGGTCTGGGAGTATTTCTTTGAATAAATCAGCCATTATGAGGTCTTTATATCAAGCATAGGAGCGAGTCTACCCAAATACATCGTATCAAGCATAGTCCGTACCGCATCTTCTGGTGCGGCACCTGCGGGATGCTGAGTACATAGTCCTTCTCGAAAGAAATATGTCACTGGATGGGCTCCTACTGGGAACGTCAAACTATCTACAATCTCATAAAACGTGATATCAGAATACTTCGGGTCCTTAGAAATTGGTACAAGAACATTTGGTACGAATACATCACAAACTGGACAAGTGGATTTGGTGTGAACAAATACAATATTCTTCCTAGTTTCAATAAGTTTGCGGGCTTTCTTTTCAGTCACTACTGGGAAATGTGCCATTATTCGTCCTTTACAAAAACACCTTCAGAGGTGAGATGACCAGTTCTATCTTTAATTTGATTATACGCCATAAAAACGCATTCATCCATAGATAGGTCTAGTACCCTACAAACTCCTCGGATAGTTACATAAATGTCGCCAATTGCATCCTTAATCTCAGCCGTATTATTATGGTTGATTGCATCTAGCAGTTCAGTGGTTTCCTCTAGGGTCTTAATTGCTTGACCCAATGCAGTACCATTATCAGTGATACCACGAGCATCCATCCACTTGTCGATTTTCTTTGAAGTTTCTACGATTTCCATTCTACCTCCACCATCACTTCAGTTAAGAAAGCGACTAGGTTAATTTCAGCATCCTGAACGAATGCTTGTTTATATTGATAGTCCGCAATAAGCAATACCACTTGAGGTACGCTTTGAGGGGCGAGATATTTGTGCATACTGTCGTAAATATGGCGATAAATATGCACTGGGTCGATATCGATATTATCTACAACCCATTGTCGAGTCTTACCGAAATCCTTTTCTTTCAAGAATCCCATAAGGCCTTCAACATTCACTTCTCCACCACGAACAAGGATACCTTTATCTATGGTACCACCTGAGGCGTATCGTTGGAGTTCATTTAAAGTTCTTCGCATATCTGGATAATGTCGTTTAACTAATTCTGCAATAGCAGGCTTAGAATCAATGCGAATACCTTCAGTTCCAAGAATATTAATAATTCGATTCATAAATTCGCCCATTAGAACTGGCTTATCGTCTGCACCCGTTCTAAAGTCAATATATGTAGTTCGAGAATGAATCGGCTCAATAATCTTGTCCTTGAAATTACAAGTCAGAATGAACCTTACGTTCTTAGAAAAATGCTCAATGAATCCTCTGAGTGCTGGCTGAAAAGATTGTGGATTAAGATAATCCGCTTCGTCAAGTATGACACATTTCTTGCCACCATCAAAGGATACAGTTGAGGCAAATGTAGAAATATCATTACGCAAGGTATCAATATTTCTGTCCAAAGAACCGTTAATTAATAATGTAGTATATCCCAATTCAGCACAAAGGGCTTTCGCTACGGTAGTCTTACCAGTACCTGCTGAACCCGACAAAAGGAGATTAGTCATATCTCCATTTTTCAGAAATTCACCGAATGTCTCCTTCAGCGATTGTGGAAGAATACATTCATCGATTGTCTGAGGGCGGTACTTTTCTACCCAGAGAAAATCTTTATTCATAGGTTGAGTCCTGTTCTAAGGCAATCCAGTAAGTAAGTTTACCATCTTTCGAGGTCAACTTGGAAATCTTCTTAGATGAAATCTGGACATCGTAATCCCCAGGCAACATCTTCATACGTTCATTAAGGAAGTAGAACTTGAACTGGCCTTCACCAGAGTACGTACCAACTTCAACGGAGAACGTGTTCGAGGTATCACTTCGTTTATCGAGAACCTCTGCCACAATCTTCGATGGGTCATCAGTACCACGTCGGAGAACCAAGTCTGGGACTGCTAGAGTTCCAGTTGCTCGTTGCAACTTATCGAGACAGGCTGCCGTCAGAGTGAATTTAACCTCTGCATCAGGCATCTCAATTTTGCTGGTGGGATAAACAATGATTTCCTTATCGGCAAACCAATATGTTACGTTGGTGCCACCTGCATCTGTAATAGTAGCAGAGCCTTCACCAAATTCTACATCTGGGTCATCAAACAATGAGACCACAGACAAAAACTCGTTCAGGTCATAGATGGCGAAATCTTCACCATTAGAGGATTTAAACGTCTCGGCCACAGTAGCAGAACCCAAGACGTTCTTTTGTACCGAAACGGTATTTAATTCGTTTCCCTCTGTAAAGAGAATCGACTGGTTGATTGAGGCGAAATTTTTCAGCACCTCAAGGGTAGTATCACTTAATTTCATAATATATAACTCCTATTGATTTAATAGTAACATTATAACAGGAACGATGGTTCTTGTCAAGTCTTTTTTAGTTTCCGCTCGTATGCGGTTGCAAGCACCAAATAGTGCATAGCCTTAATGAGGTCTTTTTCATTCTTACCATCTTTCTTCCCATATCGCATCAAATATTTGATAGCATTATCGATAGAGGTTGAGCCCAAAGTACCTCGATGGGCAAACACATCCAGAGTCTGGACCTCGTCATTTTTGTTGGTATAGTGACTCGTATATGTGCTTTCTATATGAGAACGTAGGTCGTCTAATACAGAGCCCTCACCGTATCTCCATTGAAATGGGGCTGGAAAAGCATTATCACCAGCAGTAATTGTTTGACCATTATACGTAATTGTTGGTTCACTCATACTCGATATCATATCACCATTTTCGGACATAAAACTAAATGTCGATTGATATTTTTCATTTATCGGAGTACTCGCAATGGTGTTACCACCATCAGGAGAAGTAAATATATATTTTGGTTCTGGCGTTTTGGTTTCTTCTTCCGACATTGGTATCTCCATCGTTTTTATAATAAGGTGCCACCCGACCCAAAGAGGAGTGGGCCAGGTGGCTGTTGAGTGAGGGTTAAACTACCCTCGGAGTAACTCTTTATGCACTAGGCATATTCACTATCGTTTGTAGGTTCATCTTCCATTTCTTCTGCTTCACCTTGTTCACCAGATGGTGGGTATGTTCCAACCCCTGCATCTATTTTCTCATAAAGGCTCATAAAAGACTCACGGGTTTCATCATCAAAACGCTCGATTGCCATCTTGATTGCTTTACCACGGTCTTGGAAGATTGAGAAGGATTTCAATATATCAACCAAACGTCGGGTTGAAACTATCTCATCCACCCCACCCTCTTCAAAAGTCTTCCTGATAATATCGCCCCACATTGTGAGGTTCGGGATGAACTTTCCAAGTGCTTCAGACTCAATCCCAAATCCCTCTGCGGCTTTGAAAAGGATTTTCTTCTCAATGGCTTCTGAAGGATAAGGCTGATACATCGTAACTGAGAAACGGTCAAGGAAAGCCTCGTTCATTACATTCGTTCCGATAAATCGTCCATCATCAGAACCCTTACCTTTTGTATTGGCAGTAGCAATGACAGTGAAACCATCGATGGGTTGAACCCACTCGGCACGTTTCTTAATGAAATAACCCTTTCCTTCCAGGACAGATTGAAGAGCCATAATCTTGTTGGAACCCAAATCCACTTCATCGAGAAGTAGAACTGCTCCACGTTTCATTGCTTCGACAACTGGACCGTATTGAAACACTGTTTCGCCATTCACGAGGCGAAACCCACCGAACAAATCATCTTCATCCGTTTCAGAGGTAAAGTTCACTCGAATCATTTCACGACCAAGCATAGCACAGGTCTGTTCAATTCCGAATGTTTTACCGTTACCGCTCATACCCGTTAAATAAACAGGAAAGAACAAACGAGATTTTATGATTTTTTTAATATCACCAATATTTCCCCAAGGAACAAATGAATTGTCAACTTTAGGAATGAACGAGATGGTAGCATCAAGTTCGACAGCGGCAGTCCGAGAAGCCATAGCGACTGGATTTGCGGCTGTTTCTAAAGGCATTTGCTCTGGAGCAGGTGCGGTGGGTTTCGCAATCGGGCGTGGGATAGCAACTTGTCGTATCGGGGCATCGACTATATCATCAAAAGGAATAATGGAAAGACCCGCTGGAGACTTTTCAGCATACTTAACTGCGGTTGGGACACAGATGCCGTAGTTATTTGAAACTACCTTCATCTGGGCTTTTGTAATCTCTGTGGTACCTAGCAACTCTTTTGATGCGGCTGCAAACTCATTAACTGTTACTTTTTTGTTACTCATATTTGAACTCCTCATTATATAATTTAACTCTTTTTCTCACTCAACATATACTATTATACAGGGTTTTTCCTAGATGTCAACCCTTTTTTCACTTATTTTCAATTTATTTTCATCTTTTTTAGTGTTTATTTCACCACACTCGAATTGTGGGTCCCAATCATCGTGTTTATACATAAAATCAAAGCATAATTGATATTGGAGACTCCTCATATCCTCACCCCACAATAACATATCCTCATCACCGAATTGAACGGTGTATATGATAGCAGGGTCAGTCAGGTCTTGGTAACCAAGAATTCCAGTGTTACTTGTTGGGAAAGTGCAAAGCAATCCCCGAACCACACCATCTTGATTGTTTTTAAGGCATCGGATTCGGTCACCGATTCGGAACTGGGCAAAATCTCTCATATCTGATTCAATCATTTATATTGGCTCCCAGAATAAATACTGCGACTACGATTTGTATTAAGCAAACTATTGTTACAGTCGGCTCCATTAACCCTCTCGGCCAGTGATTACTGCATTCATTCCGAACTTTTCTACTTGCTCGGCATAAATGTAATTGGCCTGAACTTGGCTTAGTTGAACCCATTTATCTAATGAGCCGTCTTGATTAGTCACTTGAACAAAATAATTATCCATATTGTATCTTCCTTTGGTTGGTTATTTAGATAGAGTTTTTAATTGAGCCATCACTTCGATGAACTCAGGATGAGTATGATTATGAACCGCTAAATTCCGAAGCAACCAGCGGACGTTTCTTTTCGAGGAAAGGTCTCGGTTGTTTTCGGGAATAATCATATCTCTGGGTAACTCTTGATTTTTCATCATATAAACATTATAGCAGGTTGGCAGATGGTGTCAACAAAAATCGTCATTTTTTTTCACTTTTTTTCGTCTGTAAGTATCTGTTTTTAAACAATTTCCAAAAATAGTTCCAAAATATCGAATTCCGTGACATATATATCACAGGTTTTTTGCTCATTTTACCCATACGTGGTTGTATTTCTTGGGCATATTCTCACAACTGTAGTTGGTATCTGACCAATTAACGACTTCCACACAATCATTCGTGGAATAACTCACGTGGACATCTGGAATCGTCAAGGCCACGTAGGCGACTGCCGATACCATTGCTATAGTAGTTCCGATAAATAGTCCGCTCATTAGTTTATTCATTTTCCGATTCTCCATTTAAGCCACCAAGGCAACAAATTCATTCAGCATCATTTTATTGACTTTTCGAGCCGAGGTGAATTTTTTGAATTGAGTGCGAAGTTGACCCTTTTGAACATTCCCAGAATTGTCTCTGGCTGTTTCCAGACTGTCAAATTCTGCTTCCTTATCAAGGGCTTTATCGTTAATTAGGAAGTATGTATTGTAACCCGTTTGTTTCATTGGAGCATAACCATTCTTATTAACGAAGGTCTTCATTTTGGCTCCTTCATCATATCCGAGACCCCAACTGATTGTTTGATTAATCGTTCTGCGGTCAGTGATGTGGAATCCAATCACGTTAATTTTACAACGATTTCTGAGGTTCTCTAAAAGGGACTGAGTTAGACCGCCTCGAGTTCCAAGACCACTCATTGACTGTTTGGTTTTGGTATCTCGAAGAATCATATATTCTCTTGAACTGTGGCCGAGAAAACTTGATTCGGCATTTTGGTCTGCATAGTAAGTAGTGTTACAATCAGAGCCACCGTCAGTCAGGAAAATCGCATTGATTTTTTCTTTCCCGGTCTCTTTTTTGAAATCTGAAATCATATCATAAGAAGCGACAATACATTCATTCAAAGGAGTAGAACTCATTCCGTGATTAACTGGAACTCGTAATCCGTTATAGTCAAGAGACTTTCCAAGGAAAAACATATTCTGTAATTGCTTATTGAAATCTTTGGAGGACATTTTCTCGTTGAAATATTCGTTCATTCCGAGATGGTCCATTGCAAGGTGTTGGGTAGGATTTTGATTCCTAGAGTAGAATGGGCTATCTTTATATCCCAACTTCTCACATAATTGGCTTGAGTTAGAGAAGGAATAAACTCTGAAAGGAATTCCGACTTTCTTGGCAAACATTACCAAAGTCAAGGTTTGTTTCATAGTGGCTTGCATTTTGCCACTCATTGAACCACTCCAGTCAACAAACATCATTAGAGCGTGGTTACGGCCATCTTTAACCGAGGTAACTCGTTTGAAAATGTCTTCATCAGTTTTGTACTGGTGAAGTTTATTCATATCAAGAACACCGGAGCGACCAACTGCCGTTCTACGGTGTGCCGTAGCGGCTTGCTTCATTTCAAATTCTTTAACCATATAGTTAACAATCTGATTGGTGTCTTTTTTCCAAACTCGAAAATTGGTCTCATTTCTGACTTTTTCACGGACTTGAATTTCAGGCTCGTAGTAGTTTGCAAAATGTTCAGTATTTGTCCAATGCTCAGAAAGGTCTTTTAGATTTTCTTTCCATCCGACAATTGCATTTTTGTAATTCGTTTTTGGCAAGTCAAGGTAGACTGGCTCTTTTGCATCTGGATTAGCAAGATTTTCCATTGCCTCTTCAAAGTTTTTAACCGTTTCAGGAGTAGGAGTTAATTCATTCTGGAAACTTTCGAGGTTTTCTTCACCACCAGCATTTGGTGATTCAGTCTCATCCTCTTCATCATCCTCTTCGGAATCATCATCCTCAGGCTCCGCTGATTTAACACTCATTAC